GGTATTGGCTTTCGTAACTTTGCGCCATCTGAGGGTCGTCGGACTGACGGCCAAAGTTGCGCTGATATGCTGAGATGTAAATCATTGATGCCATGATGAACAAATCCGGCAAATAAACGCTGATGAACGTTGTGGTGTTTGCGGCAGATAAAGGAGTTGATCGAACCGTTCCGGTCAACCGAACTGAGTATGCTGAGTTTGGCGTTGGGCCAACAATGATATTCTGCGACGTTTTTCCAGTTGTCGCAGCATCTCCGCCAAAAACCGCAAAGTATTTCGGCAACCCTGTCGTTGAACCAGAACCATAAACGTTTTGAATATACTCTTTCCCAATCGCCAAAAGCGGAGTCGAGTTGCCTGACCCGTCAATGACCTCAAATGTTTGCAAAGAAACAAACGATGATGTTGAGATCGTCAGCGTGTTGTTGTTTAAAGTGAACGCAAAAGACGAATTGCTGATCTGCGTCGAAAGAAAATCTAAATCACGTTGCATCCGCAATTCGGCATAATCAATCATAGACGGAACAATGGTGAGGTAATTTACGTCAGTTTCTTGCACAACCGCCATCGTGGCAATTTGTTCAACGTAGGTTGCGTATGTTAATCCGACCATGTCACCCTACCATTGAAGTCGATGCCGATTTAACTTCTGCAACTCTCCGGCCCCACCCCTTGCCGAAAGTTTCCCAAGTCGGAAGACTCTGCAAAAACTGCAATCTATTATCGTTGATTTTTTGCAATAAGGAAAGGGGATCTTGTAAATTAACTAAAGAGAGAGTCGCAGGTCCGATAACCCCATCAGCATGAGCACCACAAGCTGTCTGAAGATACTTGCTGGCACGAGCAGGACCACTATTAATAGCAAGATCAAAAACAGAAAAGTCCACCCCATGCGGGAGGTCATCGCAGCGGCACTTGTCCCAGTACCGCGCTTTGTAGAGCGGGGCGACATCGGCGATTTTGAGGGCTTTAATGTCATCTTTTGTTACCTCGTGGCCTAGCCATTCTTCCCAAACCTTTTTCGTGCAGCCAAGGTTCGTGGCTCCACCAGGATCTTTCGGGTGATCGACGTACCCGCCTTCATGTTTCAACACGAGAGCTAAACACTGTTCAAAATTGCCTTTCATGATTTACTCCTTGGGTGTTGAATTGTAGATTAACTGGTCTTTTTTCTGACTACCTGCGGAGGAGCCAAAATAGAAAGCGATGATGCCGCCCCACGCTGTTTGCAGCGCACCAAGAAGAAGAAGCAATGCCTCGTTGCCGGAAGTCGGCAAACCATAAACGAGCATATAAATCAGGATGGCAAAAAACCCAAATGTTACGCTGATCGCCAAGGCTCGAGGAATCCAGTCTTTTACTTCTTTTTGCATCTCACGAGCAGACTTACGGTCGTCCACCGCAAGTGCTTCCAGATCAATGTCAAGTTTTTTCATTTGAACTTTGAAATCAGCGTCAATTTTTTTGACCGTTGCAAGCTGTTCAGGGGATGCAGTGCGGAGGGCTGTTTGCAAATCATCTTCAGAACCGCCCTCGTTGCCAAGCAATGCCATAGACAGTGCCTTCGTCGCCATCCCAGCCAATGGGCCACCGAGGGCCGTGGCAATGCTTGGAGCGACCGACCCAAGCAATGGGCCAAATGTTTTAAGCAGATCCATCGTCCTTACCTCCGTTTGATTTAGAACCTAACATGATACCCGACAACGTGCCTGTCAGAAACGTCGCAATTGGAGCAATTAGTTTAAAAAATTCTTGGTCATTTGGTGCTTGCCCGTCAATTGGTTGCACAACAAAAATCAGACTGTATAGCACCGCAAACACCGTCCCTGTCAGCGTCAAGCACAGGCTGATGCCAATGATGAACTGGAGAAGGGCGTGGAGTTCGTCTTCCTTGATCCTCATCGCGCTACGGCTCCGCAAGGGTTCTGCTTGAGTGTGTCTGCGGAACAGGTTCCAGATGCGGTGCAGATAGGCGGGTTGCACTCTGGCGCGTCCCAGTTTTTAGGGTCTTGGCACGGGTAGCGGTAGCGGTCTTCGCACCCTGACAGAACTAAAACTGCAATAGCCATCAGGTACTTCATTTGTGCGCCGTCAGATAGACGAAGAGTGCAAGACCGAGAGCCATAACGATAACGCCCAAGAACATCCATGCTCCCAAGATAAGCTCAGCTTGGCGTTCTTCAGCTTCCTTCTGCGCGGCAGCCGCTTGACGCACGGCCTCTTTTCGCATTTCCGTCACTTCCTTCTGAATAGAAATCCACGCTTGTTGACCGTATGCCCCTAAGAATAAATTCCTAGTGTCTAGTTGAAGTTTTTGGGCTTTTTGCTTTAACGTGTACAGCTTAATCGCCTCGGCCTCAAACTCAGCTTGGCTCTGAAAAAGCCGTTTATGCCTTTTGCCGCTGGTGAGTTGGGTAATTTGAGCAATTCGGGCAAAGAGACTACCCACCTTTTCGGCAACGTCGATGGCCTCATGGCCAGCGTCGGTCGCTGACTTGATTCCATTGTAGATGGCCGTTGCACCTGCCAGCAGCGTAAAAGGATCCATTTATGAACTTTTCTAGGCTTTGTCGGCTTCCATAATGTTACTCGTACATTATGTTGATTGAACCAGCGTCGAAGGTGTCGGTGCCGTTGACTGTGGTGATGCGGACTTGAGTAAGGGTATCGGTTAAAACTTTTGCGCCACCAGTTACAAGAACAAGCGGGTTACCAGTTGTGCCACCGACAAAAGAACATATCCAAGTGTTTGAACCAAAATAAGATATAATGGCTTGACCGTACAAAACATTCGACGCAGCATTTGTGTATATGGTAAATCCTGTAGAAAAGGCAGACCCACTCGCACCAGTATGGATTTGAGCAGAATCTCCAGTATACCCAGTTGCTTCAATGCCACCTGCATCACCAAGTTGGATCATTGGCAATGATGAGCCGTTAGTCGATACTCCATTGAGCATTACCGTAATACGTTTTACCCATGACGGTATGCTAGTAAAATCAATATTTGTGCCAGAGGTAGATGCCTGTGCTGTCCCAGATGTAATAGCTCCACCTTGAATGGTTTTATTAGTCAGCGTTTGAGTAGCAGCAAGGGTTGCAACCGTGTCGGTCGCAGCAGGGAATGTAATTGTATTAGTCCCCGCTACCGCAGGAGCTGCAATCGTGAGCGTCCCAGATGTAGAGCCATTTAATGCTGTTGTGCTATCGAATGTTACCGCCCCATTGAATGTTGCCGCCCCATTGAATGTTGCCGCCCCAACTACTGTTAATGTTCCATCAATTGTATCAAGTTGGGTTAATAAATTCGTATCAGAATATTCTACTTTTGTTCCATCATAAAAGATAATAGCTTGTTTTTCAGGTTTGATTATAACTCCAGTTCCGCTCGCTGGTTTCACAGTCAAAGTGTAAATTCCGGCTTGGGCGGTTGTTATGTCATTGATAATAACCCAAGAACCCCCCATTGACCCAGAGCCAGTGATGTTCGCAGGGAGGGTTATTATTGCGTTCGCTACTAAATTTCCAGTTGCTGTAACAACAAGCTGTTGCGCCGAATACCAATAAACGTTCGAAACCACCGCAGTTGCACTGGTCAAAGCAACCGTTGTTCCTGTCCCAATAGAAATAGGGAAAGAGGATCCTGCCAATTGGTCCAATTCAGTCCAGTTCGCATTGAGCGGAACGTTCCAACCCAAGTCGTTCAGCGCAGGAATCTGAATGTTTTTGTTCGAAGTGTATGAAATGGCCATGTTATTTATCCACCTTGTTGTCGAGCTTATCAAAAATCTTGTTCAACATGCTTTCAATGCGGTTCAAATGAACAGAAAGCTCGTCCTTCCGGACGTAGTTTGTTGGCATGTCAACTTTCATGTCATTGATCGTGGACGAGAGTTTTTGGATATCACTCACCAACTGACGGTAAAAATACCCGATGACCCCAAATACCACGATCGCGGCAAGGTTTGCAATGAATTGAAGGTCCACGGTCATTGAACACTCCAAGGATTGGGAAGAGTGACGGGATTATAAAAACGATAAGCGAGCGTTTGCTCGGCACTGTTTTGTTGTTCTTGAACGCCCTCTTCCCCAAGAACGACTTTTACCCACCCGACGACTTGCTCTTCTGTTAATTCAGGGTAAGGGGTATAAGGAACATCAGGGTCTAATTTTAAACTCGTTATTCCTACAATTGCGGCAGAATACGTTTCATCCGTTGCTGTGCAGGAATAATTGACTTTTATGACAACGTCCGTTTGGCCCTCAGCTTGAGGGTAGGATTCCATTGAGTTGATTCCCCAAAAATACGAAATTGTCATTTTAGTTCTTCCTTACTCGTACATGATGTTGATTGAGCCAGCGTCAAAGGTATCTGCTGGAGCTCCAGTTGAACTAGCAATAAGTCGAATACGATCTAAAGTTCCCGCTAATGCAATATTACCTGCACCACCTACAAGAATACTAGAAGATTTGTTTATGTTGCTCATAGATACCCAAGTGTTTCCAGTTATGTTTGTTAAAATTACCATGCCCGACATAGCATTTGCCGCTGCATTTGAAGTTAAAATAATTAACCCATCAGTAGACGCAGTGTAAGCAGTGCTTTGCTGACAACCAGAAACATACCCCGTTGTAACAAAAGAAGTATTTCCAACTTGCACTAAAAAATTATTTGTTGAATTTGTTGATACGCCGTGTAACATAAAAGTAATTCGTTTTACCCAGCTTGGTATGCCTGTAAATTCAATACTTGTGCCAGACGTAGATGCTACTGCTGTCCCAGATGTAAGTACGCTGCTTCCCATTGAAGATATGACAGCACCCGTAATCGTTGGGCTAGTTAACGTCTTACCAGTAAGCGTTTGAGTAGCGGCAAGAGTTGCAACCGTGTCTGTTGCGGCAGGGAATGTGATTGTATTAGTACCTGCTACCGCAGCAGCCGCAATCGTGAGTGTTCCAGATGTAGAGCCATTCAACACAGGACTCTTGGCAAGGGTCACCTCACCAGACGTACCTAGTGTGATGTTGACAGTGGCGGAGTTTGGCTCTTGGATGTTGGTAGCTTTTACGGTACTCATGGCGTTACCTCAAGTGCTTTTAACTCGTCTAGTGTCGAGCAAGTGTCTACCAATGCAGT